TCCATCGCTTCTCGTGGCGAAATCGCATGACTGAGGCTGATAATGGCCGACACCGAAGCCACGAAAGGCAGGCCAACCACCTACACTCCCGAGCTTGCCGCTAAAGTCTGCATGATGCTGGCTGACGGATTTACGCTTAGGGAAGCGTGCAAGCCAGATGACATGCCGCCTGAATCGACCGTCCGGCGTTGGGTGGTGGATGACCGGGAAGGATTTGCTGCGCAGTACACGAGGGCGCGGGAGATCGGCTACCACTCAATGGCCGACGAACTGCTGGAAATCAGCGACGACGGCCAGAACGATTGGATGCTGCGCAACCATGGCGACAACGATCCTGGCTGGGTAGCGAACGGCGAAAACCTCCAACGCTCCCGCCTTCGGGTGGATACCCGCAAGTGGCTGCTCTCCAAGGCGCTGCCCAAGGTCTACGGCGACAAGACCACCCAGGTTCACGAGGGCGGGGACAAGCCGATCACCATAGCGAAGATCGAGCGGACTATTGTCGACCCTAAGCATTCCAACAGCTAGGGCGTTCGTCCCGCTGCTGGAGCCGGCCCGCGACAAGGTTGCAAGGGGCGGCCGGGGATCAGGCAAAAGCCATTTCTTCGCGGGCCTGCTGATTGAGGATTGTGTTGCTGAGCCGGGCAATAGCGCTGGCGAGGGAATGCGGGGCGTCTGCATCCGTGAGGTTCAAAAGGATCTTGCGCAGTCCAGCAAGCTTCTGATCGAAAGCAAGCTTACCGGCCTGCGGCTTGGCGAGGCGGACGGCTTCAAGGTCTTCAAGGACTGCATCAAGACGCCGGGTGACGGCATCCTCATCTTCAAGGGGATGAACGACTACACGGCGGACTCGATCAAGTCGCTGGAGGGCTTTAAGCGCGCTTGGTGGGAAGAAGCTCACGGCGCGACGAAGAACTCCATCAACCTGCTTCGCCCAACTATGCGGGCAAGCGGGTCGCAAATGTGGTGGTCGTATAACCGCCGCCTGAAGAACGATCCGATTGACGTGATGTTTTCCGGCAATCGGATGCCAACCGGCGCCATTGTGGTCAACGCCAACTGGCGAGAGAACCCGTGGCTGACGGCTGAGCTTGAGCAAGAGCGCCTAGACTGCCTGAACAATCAGCCGGAAGCCTATCCCCATATCTGGGAGGGCGATTATGTGACCGCTCTGGATGGAGCCTACTTCGCCAAAGAATTGGCGCAGGCGAAGCTAAAGGGCCGGATTTGCCGACTGAGCGCGGACCCGCTCATGGCAATCCGCAGCTATCACGACATCGGAGGCAAGGGCGCTAAGGCCGACGCCTACTCAATCTGGATTTGCCAGTTTGTAGGCAAGGAGATCCGTGTTCTTGACCACTATACCAGCCAAGGCCAGCCGCTTTCGTTCCACGTGGCTTGGATGCGTGAGCAGGGCTATCAAAAGGCTGAAGTCATTCTTCCGCACGACGGCGTCAAAGAAAACGACGTGACGGGCAAGCGGTATGAACAGCACTGGCGGGATGCGGATTTCAGCGTGCGTGTAATTCCGAACCAGGGCGAAGGCGCCGCGATGATGCGCGTTGAGGCGGCGCGGCGCTTGTTCTCGCGGATTTGGTTTGATGTTGACCTGACTGATGTCGGTCGCTCCGCGCTGGGTTGGTATCACGAACAAAAACACGCGCTGGGCCACGGCATGGGGCCGAAACACGACTGGTCATCTCACGATGCGGACGCTTTTGGCATGATGTGCATGGATTATCAGGAGCCGACTTCCAGCGCCGAGTTGAACGTCTCCATGCCCAACCTGGGGCTCGTCTAACGCATGTCCGCCACAACCTACCGCGTTATACCGCTGGAAACGGCGGACGGGCAGGCCATGCCTGGCGACGAGCAGAACAACCAGGAGCAGGACAACGGCATCGACCTGCTGACGGTGCTGGGCCAGCTCAAGCGCAACTCGATCGGCTTTGAGGACGGCATCCTCAAGACGGAGAGGAGTCGCGCTCTCGATTACTACAAGGGCGAGCACGCCGGCCACGTTGCGCAGGAGATGCCCGCGCTTGAGAACCGATCGACGGTGGTCAGCACGGACACAGCGGACGCAGTTGAGACGGCTATTCCTGACCTTGCCGAAGTCCTGATGGGCGACGACGCGATTGCCTTCAAGCCTCAGAACCAAGAGGACGAGGACGCGGCGAAGCAGGAAACCGACTACATCCGGAACGTGATCTACCAGCAGAACCCGGGCTGGTATCTGCTCTACACGGCGCTCAAGGACGCGCTGATTTCCAAGGTGGGCATCTTCCATTTCCAGTGGGAGGGCAAGGAAGAGACGACCGAGAGCGAGACGATCGCCTCTGAAGCGCAGGTCCAAGAGCTTGTGCAGATGGGGCTGGAGGTTGTGGGCGCTGAGCCTACGGACCAGCGCGATGAGCAGGGCCTTCCGCTCTACAAGGTCACGCTTCGCCAGATCGTGAAGTCTGGCCGTGCGGATATCAGCGTCGTCCCGCCCGAGGACTTCGGCGTAGCCCGCAACACGGTTCGGCTGTCTGACACCACCTACTGCGTCATGCGGACCCGCCCGCTGGTGCAGGATCTGATTGAGCAGGGCTACGACCCTGACGTAGTACGCAGCCTGCCGTCTGTGTCCGAAGTGCGCGGCTATGACGAGCGCATCTCACGCGACACGGTCAACGAGACAAGCGAGCGCAAGGACCCCGGCTTCGATGACATGCGCGAGGTTGAAATCCTCGTGCATTACGTGCGCCTGGACCTCGAAGGCACGGGCAAGACCCAAATTTGGCGAGTCGTCACTGACGGTCAGATGATGGTTGAGCTAGAGCGGGAGAAGCGCAGCCGCATCGAGTTCGCAGCCGGCTCGCCTTATCCGATGCCGCATCGCTTCATCGGCCAAAGCCTCGCTGACAAGGTCATCCCGTACCAGAAATGGGCCACGGCGATGACACGGGCGATGAACGACTCGGTCTATTTCGCCATGAATCAGCGCCCGGAGATAGCGCAAAGCGAGATCATCCCGGGCGTCACGATGGAGCAGGTGGCGGACAACACGCCGGGCAAGCCGATCGTCACGAGGACCGGCAACGGCGTGAAGATGTTGCCGCAGGGCCAGCCGAGCTTTGATATTCTCACGGCGCTTGAGCACATCTCAACGCGGCGCGAGGAATCAACGGGCGTCGTCCGCAATGCGCAAGGTCTCAACCCCGACACGCTGCACGACACGGCGGCGGGCGCCAACATTCTCATAGGCGCGGCTCAGAAGCGCATCCGTCTCATGGCCCGCCTGTTGGGCGAGACGATGATGCGCGACCTCTACATCGGCCTCCACGACCTTCTGCGCTCCAACGCCACGATGGCTGACACCATCCGCTTGAGGAACAAGTGGGTGCAGATCGATCCGAAGAGCTGGCAGCGCCGCAAGGACGTGATCGTTGATATTGGCGTGGGCGCCGGCGGCAAGGACCAGGACCTCGCAGCGTTCAGGGAGTTCAAGACCAACGTAATCGAGCCCATCGTTCAGGTGCAGCTAGCCCGGCCGGATGCGCCGATGGTTGTGACGCCTGAGAACGTCTACGCGATGGCTGACGACTACGCCGGCAAGCTGGGGCTGAAGAACGCCGAGCGCTATGTGACCGATCCTGCCGAGGAATTGCAGCAGAAGCAGAACGAACCGCCCCAGCCTTCGCCGGAAGAGATGAAAGCGAAGCAGGAGGCGGATGCACTCGCCCAGAAGCAGGCGCAGGAGCAGCAGGCTCACGAATCCGACATGGCCAAGCAAGAGCGCGAGCACGCCATGAACCAGCAGCGCGCCCAGCATGAGATGGACATTGAGGGCTTCAAGGCTCAGCAGAGGGCCACGCTGGACCGGGAAGCCGCAGCGGCGAAACTCCAGGCTATGCGCGAAGAGGCGCAACTGAAGCTCCAGCTAGAGCGCGAACGCTCGCAGGCAGAATTTGAGCTAGCCCAGCAGAAAGCCTCATGGGAGCGCGACCTTGCCCAGCAACAGCAGGCGATCGAGGCTGATATCGCCCAGCAGCGCATGAACCACGAGATGACGCTCGCCAACTCCGACGCGGCGCACCGTCAAAGCATGGACAAGCAGACGGTTGAGCTTCCGAAGAACCGGCCCGGCGGGGATCTGTCCGTATGAGCGAAACGACAACGATTATTCCGGCATTTCCGGGTTTCACACTACGCCGTGTGAGGGACGTAGCGGATTCGGAAGGCGGCTATCTGGATTTTCCGGAAACCATAATCGCCTGGGCAATTCTGGTCGTCTCTGAAAAGGACGAAGCGGATTGGTACGCGCCCCAACCGATGATTATTGAGGGCGTGCTTAGTTCAAAAGAAGAATACGTGATCGTTGACCCAACAGGGAGCGTCAGCATTCCGGGTGAGTGTGACTTTGTCTCGCTAGAAGACACTCAGCGCTATTTGAAAAATCGCAAGCTTGGAAAAAGCGTCATTGACAGCGTTTCAGAACTTTAAATGAGCCGGGAAGAAACCGCGCTCGCCGTTCTCAAGCCCATCCTAGCCGCCATGAAAGCCGATTGGGCGCAGCAGGCGGTGCTTGGGACACTCGACGACGCAGGCGACCAACAACGCCGGCTGG